TGCTGTCGGCCGCGATCGTGTAGGACGTGCCTTGGTACAACAGCGTGTGCTCCGTCCAGGAGACGTGCCCCGCAGAGGGCGTATCATCACTCCAGGTCGCCCCGCTGGTGATGGGGAAATCCGTGTTGATCGGATCCACCACGACTGTCGTGGGATACTCCTGGCGCACGTCGTCCATAGTGACGGGCTTGATGGGCTTGTCGTCCGTGGTGGGTGTGTCGTAGTCCAGGATGGCTATTGTCGGCGTTTCGACGTCGTCGGTGTAGAGGTCGTCATAATAGTCGATGGCCTGGATCGTCGCTTCGCTGTTGGACCGCCGCGCGATGTTGTAGATCATAAAGTTGCGTTCGACCTTGGTCGAGGCGCCGAAGAAACCAATGTTGCCTTCCGCTGGCGTGTTGGACCACGTGCCGTCGATCGTCACGGTTTCGCCGGCCACGCTGAGCACTTCGAAGACTTCGATGTCCTCTTTCTCGTTGGTCGAGTCGATGGTCCGGATGCAGATTTTGTCGGTGCCGGTGGTGGTAGGAGCGCTCTCGAGAGTTACCGTGCTGCTCGTGGCCGACACCACGCGCACGCCCTGGCCCCACAGGGGGATCTCGCTCTGAACTTTGACCACATCTCCAACCGTGCAGGCGATAGCCTCCATGTCCACATCGAGTTCGACCGAGCATTTTTGCAGACGGTTCCGGTTCAGGTAGATCAGCGCGTGCCGCCACGCCTGGGACTCCTGGGTCACGCCGATCAACTCCAGGGACGTCTTGTTGTACTCGCTGGCGTCGGCGGTGAGATCGACGAACGGCACCACGCGCCGGTTGTAGTCCATGTCCTGGTCGTAGAACGCGACCTCCAGCTCCGTGATGCGGTTGTCGATCGGCAGCCACGTGCGCCGGAACCCCCCCAGGTTCGTGTTATCCACCGTGAAGAGTTGGGACGCCGTCTTGGTCTTGTGAATGGAGACCGAGACCTGGTTGCCGACGACCACCGGGCAGGCTCGGCCGATCTCGCAGACCTGCTGCAACGCCTGCCATATCGTCGTCTGGACGTCGAAGCCCCGGTTGATCTCGATCCGTTTTTCGGTCCCGCCTTCGCCATCGGGCACCAGTTCGTCGCAGAAGGCTGCCCATTCGTAGAACGCACTGAGATCCACTTGGGACGGCTGCAAGCCGCGATAGGCAACGATTTCATACGGAACCGTATCTCCGTCGCCCTTAATGATCGGCAGGGTAACCAGATAGTACGCCACCCAGGCCGGATTATTGCTGTACTGGAGCACCCACGAGGAGCCGTTGTAGGTCGGGACAATCAGCCCTTCGATGATCCAGGAGACGTCCAAGCCGGTTCCCAGTTGGGCTAAGTCCAGCCCCTCCATCGCCACATACGCAGTACCGGGGTACTGGAACGACTCATTGAGCACCTCTTTGACCGACTCCAGGTAGAGCTTGTCGCCGAAGCGAGAGCCTGTCTGGTCAACCGTCGTCTTTTCCAGGGACACCTCGTACTTCGTGCCGCGGCTGACGGCGAAAGCAGAGCCGCCCGTGTACGTTCCACTGGCGACATAGGTCTTGCGGTAGCATTGAGTCGTAGCAGCAGTGACACTTTCTGCCGCCAGGGTGTGCCACGCGCCGCCTTGCTCCCTGATCTTGACCCGCACCCCTACGCTGTGGTTGGCGATATTGGCCGTGTCGTCCACCCAATACAGACCGTAGGGGAAGCTCACAGTGATTTCCAGGTCGTCAGCGAGCTTGCTCGGCACGGTACGGATCACCTGTCCGTCCGAGTAGCCCACCTCCACATTGAGCATGTACTCGGGCTTGACCGTCGAGAACAAAGTGGCCGCCGACTGGTTGTACGTGCCGAGCTTCTTTTCGGTGGAGACGTCCGTGTAACGGGCTAAGGGCTCTGAGCCCAGTTTGCCGGAGTCGGCGACAAAGCTCTCGATCGGCCCTTCGCCCAGCGCCACTACGGCCCGGCCATAACGAGTTTTGCCGTCGTCGCTGAGATAGGTGTGGGCAGAGACCACGTTGCCATGCACCCGGCACCTGCCGAACCACAACGGCAACGGCACCCCTTGACGCTGCAACGTGTTGGGGTTCCAGGAGTACACCTGGGAGTTGCTCGTGTTGATACCGCCAAACTGCGGCAACGACGGGGTAGGTGACAGCGCCCGCATCAGATACCCGCCGGCCACCATAAAACCCAGCTTGTAGATCGTGCCCCAGGTGATCGCCGAACCGATCAGGGGGGCAGAAGCCGCGGGCAACAATCCTGCCACGGAGCCTATCAGGCCCCAGATCCCGCCCAGGACCGCCCCAAACTCGACTTTGGGCTTGACCACCAGATGATCGTCTTCTTCCAGGCGGTAGGTCTCTCGCTGCTCCTCGGTGACGATATGCCCGTTGACGCTGGTGACGATCCGCTGGCTTTCCAGCGGCGCACAGACTGTCTGCACGGTCGGATACTCCGTCCTATCGACCTGTGCGGAGTCCCGCTCTGTCAGATCAAACGGGTTGTGTATGAACGTCGCCGTGAACATAGCGATAGAATCCTTCGATGAAGGGGGTCCAGAGTCGGGAGCCGACCGATTGAATGTTGACGCGGTGGCCATCGGTCACATGAACGAAATGGAACGTGTCGGGTAAGACAATTCCGGCGTGCCAGTGGATCGCCAGTTTGATCGCCACGATCGCAAAAGGCTCAGGGCGCTCGATGCGCCGGAAGTCTCGCCCGAGAAATTCATCGCACAGATCGTCCCACTTCTCCAGACCCACCGGCCGATTGATGTCCGGAAAAGAGATACCCGCCCGCCGGGCGACTTCGGTCACCAGCCCCCAGCAGTCATAGGCATCGGGGCCGGTGCTGTCTTCGGCGAACGGTTTGCCGATCAGGTCGCTTACGTCAAAGTTCTTCATAGCTCACACAAGGACGATCGTTTGAGCCCGCTGGCCGGGGTAGCCGCCGAAGCGGGCGGAATTATTGCGTAGACGACAGTCGGAGAGGCAGCGCTTGCACGCCGTATAGACGGCCGTCCCACCGGAGGTGTAGGAGCCGGAGTAATCACTGCTGTCGGTACTGTTCAGCGTGAAGTTGTTCGCGTCCACCTTCGTCACGGTATAGGCGCCTGCCAGAGAGGGCGTGACGTCTGCGATGCCCGCCAGGGTCACTCCGTCTCCCGTAACGAACGGATGGCCGGTGACTTCGATACTCACCGGATCGGTGCCGGAGAGGGTCACGCCTGCTACGGTAAAGGGTGTGAGGCTGCATCCCAGGTACGTATCCGCCTGGCCGTAGTGAAATCGGCAGTAGTCGCCGAAGAACGAATCCGGTGGAACGCGGGTTTGCAAGCGCATCGGGCCACCCATGGTAAAGACGATATTCTCCGCGTCGTCGGTGGCGGCGCTGACCCGGTGGGTGCGCGTCAGGTTCGACCAGTCCTTGGTGAGCAGGCTGGTATTGACCGGGGTCAATCTCACCGTCGCCCCCACGCCCCCGTTGTTCGACTCCAGCCACGCGCGCACAACGCGCGCAGGGTCCGCCAGGGTCAGTTCCATCTGCGGAATCTCGCCCTCGGCGTTGGTCTTACTGGCGTCGATCTCGAAGTTTGCTGCCTTGTACGTCTGACCGCCGTAGTTGACGTCTTCGGTATTGCGGACGTAGTATTCAGTCGTACCCCCACCTGCCGGGGTGACGTCTAACAAAAGCGTCCAGGCCCCCGCCATCGCGAGCTTGTTCTTCTCGATGATAATGTCCAGGGGCAGGCTGTCCATGTCACTCGCCTACAAACATATTCCAGATCGCCAGGTGGTCCTTGTGGAGCTGGTTGTCCTGGCTGAGTTGCTGGAGTCGCTCTTTGACGATCTCTATCACGCGATCGGGGAACTCGAACGATCGGGCCATAGTCTCAGCGACCTTCTCGTTCCAGGTCGTCACGCCCGGGCCCATCTGCCGAATCTTGAGCTGCTCATGCTCTTCGGCCGAGAAGCCCAGTAGGGTTTCCATCTCGCGCAGGATGCGCAGGTCCGCGATATTGCCGCGCTCGGGCAGCAAACCCAAGACCAGTAATCGCTCTTTGACTCCCAGTGTCAGCTTCATGGCGTCTCCTATGAGGTAGTGCTGTTGGATTGCTCCAGCACGACTCTCACCCGCCAGGAGTTCTGGTGGTCTCCTTCCAGTCGGCAAGAGATAGGCTTGGCGAAGCGGACGTTGTACGTCGTGCCGGATATGGGGTGAGCCCACGTGAACTCATTGGCCCCGTAGTTGGCGGTATTCCTCTCGAAGGCTTCGAGCGTTTCCTTGTCGGAGTTGGGCAGGGCGGTATAGGTAAACGACCACTGCAGGGGCACCCATGACACCTTCGGGTAGGTCTTGACGATGCCGCTTTCCTTCGGACTGCGGTAGGTAGGGTCGGGTATCGAGGGGCCCACCGAAAAGTCAGGGCTGCCGTCCGGGTTCTGGCTCAGGGCCGGATACGCTGCCATGCTACATCACCCCCATCTTGCTCTTCACGGCCCCGCCCACGATGCCGTCGTTGACGATGTTTCTCGCTACCAGGGTTAGAATGTACGTTTCTCCCTCGCGACGAACGTCTTTCTGTTGGATCGCCACCGTGTTGCCGGTATGGTCTTCGATCACTACCTGGACATTCAGGTTCACCGGCTGCACAGAGGCCTCCACCCCCAACCTTCCGCCCGAACCGCGCCGCAGCGGCATAATGGCTTCGGGCCCGGCTTCACCTGCCATGCCTAACGGGAACAGCGTAGGTCTATCGAACACGCCCCCCAATCCGAACGGAACGATCCTGCCTTGATCGAAGACGTTGCCTTTGGCTGAACCGAAGATCGGCAAGAACATGCTCGTGAAGCCCGTCGCGATATTCTGGGCCATCGGCTCCCAGACCAGAATCTCCATGACCCGCTGCAAGACATCGGCAGCGGTTTCCTTGAGATAGTCCAGCACGTCATTGAGGTTGCGGGCATAGCGGGCGGCCTGTGACATCCCTCGCGCAAAGCCGTAGCCGATCTCCTGACCGATGTCGGCGATTTGCCGGGCCCGCTGCAAGGCATCTATTTCTCGCTCCAGAGCGGCCGTTTGTTCGTCTGTGAGCTTGATCTTCTCGGCCGCCGCATCTTTTGCGGCCTGGTCTAAAATGGCCTGCTTCTCTCTCTCGTTGTTTGTCATGCCCAGCAGCTTGCGCTGGGCTCTGAGACTGTCGAGATGCTTGTCGAGCAATGCCTTGGCTGGGGCTTCTTTGCCCGATTCTTGCCCACCGTTGGCGCCGGGCGTCTTGGCGGCATTGAGGGCGGCCCGCCACTGGTCGAGCTGGGCCTGGGCGCTCTGGAGCTGCTCGTTGAACGCCTTGCGGTATTCCTCCGCGACGTTCATGCCCTCCTGGCCGGTAAACTCCGTGAGGTTATCCACTGCCTGTTGCAGCGCCGCATGGGCGGTCTCTCCGAAAGTACGGATGCCGTCGCGCACGCTCTCGCCGGCTTCTTTCATGCTGCGGGAGATGGCCTCTTCTGGGTTGAAGTGGGCGTATTCGAGCTGTTGCTCGATGGGCATTTTGACGATCGCTTCAGTGAGCTCCTTAGCCAACTGTTCGTTGGGCTTCCGCTGCCACCCCAGGTACGCCCCCGTGGTTTCCCATGCGACCTCTCGCATGTGCGGTCCGGGGGATGCCCGCTCTTTCGTATCGACCCCCAGTCGATTCGCCAGGCTCTGCAGCGACTTATTATCCCAACGGGACAGATTCGACTTGATCGCCTGTCCTCGTGCCATGTCGGCGCCGGGGATCCCCGAGCGAAAGAGTGCGTCGAGCACCCCTTGCCCGACAATGACCCCGATCGTCTTCCACATCGACAGGGAAACGCGGAAGGCCTGAATGAGACCCTCCCCCAGAATCACCGCGCCGAGTCTCAGGGACTCCAGAATGACAAACCCCACACCGCCTTCCTGTTGCAGGGCCGTGCCGATCTGTCCGGCGATTTTGCGGGCGACGTCGAATCCGGCGAGCATCGCCGCGCGGGCGTACATCATCTTCTCGCCGAAGGTTTCTCCGGCGGTCTTGGCACTGTCCATTAGTGAGGTGCCGGCGTCAATGAGGTCTTTGACGATCAGCTTGGCGGGATCCAGGAGTCCCGTACCGAACGTGGCACGGAGCATCCAGATCACACCCTGCAAGGTGGAGACCAGGCCCTCATAGGTAAGCGACATGCGCCCGAGGCTTTCCTTGCCGCCGAACTTCACGCTGAACGCTTCCAATAGTGCTTCTTGGGCCTTCTTGCGGCCCTCGACCGCCACCTTGACCACCCGGTTCATACGGTCGGTGAACTCGAGCTCGAAGTGCTGCCCCTGCGTACGAAGCGTCATGCCCAGGTTGCGGATCGGCTCAGACTCCAGAGATTTCACTGCCGACGCCACGTCGAGGATATTCCGATTGAGTGCTGCCGCTGCGATGGCGACCTTTTCCACCGCCTCTTTGCCTCGCACGCCGACCGCTTCCAGGGCGATGCGCGCGTCGATGATGTCCTTGGGCTCGAACGGAGTGGATACGGAGAACTCCAGACTCTCCCGGAATGCCCGGTCCGCCATCTTCTGGTCGGCGATCACGGTCCGCAGCATCTGGCCCATCATTTCCACGCGACCGGCCGCCTGGAGACACGAGGCCCCAAACGCCATCGTGGCCACCTTGGCAGTGGCCATGACGCCAGCGGTGAGCTTCAAGGGCGCCAGCATCAAGCCGGCGGCGCGGCCGATGACGGCAAAGTCGTTGCGCACCCGCCCTGCAAGCGAGCGGACCGAAGCTGACGCCTTGTCCACGCGATGCTCGAACGTGCGCAGGGCCGCTATCGCCTTACGGGCGTCGATTGCCAGAATTAGACTTGCTTCCGTTGCCATCGTTCTTCAAGATCCAGTCAAACCATTCCGCATCCATCGCACGAACCAGGGTCACGAAGTCCTGCTTGGCTTCGAGGTCCGTGATCTCGTTGATACGCAACCACGCCTCAATCTCCGTCATCGAGATCGGGTTCGGGGCAAAGCCCTGCGAACGACCCGCCGTCAATTCCATGAAACCCCGCCACACCCACGCGAGGTCTTCGTACAGCTCCGGGCGTCTCTCCAATGCAGGCGCCCGGTGTCCTTTTTCTATTCGGTGTTCAAGCTGCTCCCTGTGCCGTCCCCACTGGAGTTCCCATCGCAGGACGTCGGTGAGTTTTTTGCCGACTCCTCCAGGGAATCTCTGCGGAAGGCACCGGCCTTGCCCGCCACCTCCATCACCGTGACGTACAGGTCTTCCAGGAGCGGATTGTTGAACAGCTCCAGTGCCTTTTCTGGGGTGTAGGGAATCTCGTTGCCGTCTTCGTCTTCGAGACCTTCCCAATCCACCAGCAGGTGCCGAGCCACGGCCGGCTTGATGACCTCTGCTATCTCGGAGGGGGACATGCGGTCGTCGCGTATCCGCCGCCGATGGGGGCGCAGCAGCGATTCACGGGCCTCCTCGTAGGCCCGCTTGCTGGTACTGCACACGCGCAGACGCATCCCGTCGTCGTAGTCCACCCAGATGCCCTGCTCGTTCTTGGTCGGGTCCGTCATAAGCTGACTGAGCTTTGCCATGGAAACTTCTCCTTACGATTGCGTACGATATAGTAATTCTAAACACGCTTAGGCGGCGGGGAACCGGGCGATACGGACGGTCTTGCCTTCCGTGGCGTGCTTGTAGCCGGCGAACTCCAGCTTGGCCATAACGTCAGGGGAGCCCATGTCCCTTTCGGCCGAGCCGTACTTGCCGTTGGGGCACTCCAGAACATACTTGTTGCCGTCCGGGTCCGTCAGGCACAGCGCCAACTGGGAGACCGTCTCATTGACGAACTTGTCGTAGAGCGTGGCATCCTCGAAGTAAGTCTCCAGGGAGGCTGTCAGGTTGATTTGGCCGGACCCCACGCTCAAGACGCTGGTCGCGCCCGCCACCAGATGCGTCCGCAGATTGTTGTTCAAGCTCAGCGACAGCGACGTGAAGTCCACCGCACTGAGGTTCTCCAGCAAACTGGTAACGTCCACTACCGCGAAAGGCTGCGTCGTCGTCGCGGCGGTGTAGCCGGACCCGGCGCTGGCTGCGAGCGGTTCTTCGGCCGAGCCGATGAAATCAAACGCGCCGGAGATGATCTGGTCGCGAGCGACATTGAGCGAGAGGGCCGAGACGCAATTGCCCTTCCAGAGGCTCAGGGTACTGGCCAGGTCCGTGAAGGACAGTTCGATGTTGTAGCTGGGCAGGGTAGTGCCGTTTTCGATGTACGCACCCTGGGTAACGGTGACGGCTTCGCCGGCGGCTTCGTCGGTTAGGGTGATGCCCTCCAGAACCAGTTCGTCGTCGTCGAGCGTGCCCGGATTAGAGGAATCGATGGAGGCAATCTTGGCAAAGCCATTGTTGCCTGCCGTGGCGAAGCCCGAGATATAAACCCACTGGTACTGGGCGTAGCTGGTGAACTCTCCGTCAGTACCCGTGAGCTTGTTGCCGCTGGCGACGGCGGCGATGCCCGTATCAGCAGAGACATCGGAGACGGGATCGCTCCATGAGGCCGCCAGCAGGGCCGCCGCCAGGAAGGCATCCCACGTACCGTAGGTCAGATCAAAGGGAATCTGGCCCGACGTCTCTTTCTTGGTGGTCCGCAGGCCGCCCACCTGGCGGTCGGACAGGAGTTCATTACTGACCACCGTG